AAAAACTTCCAATCGGGGAGGACTGCTTGCATTGATTTACTAGCGTGGCTCATGAACTGGAACAGGAAGCCAGCAACGCCATCGTTTAGTGCCGTACCGCCAGTGCGGTTCATGTTCAAGGCGATCGATCGGGCGTCCCCTGCGACCACGTTACGTAAGGTCTCGTCAGTGTCGACCATCTTACGCGCTTGTCGGATAGTCTTTCCTTCCTTCAGAAGCTTTTGGATCTCACGGTTACGTACCACTAACCATGCCGACGACATATTAGTGAATTCACCTGCCTCAAACCCAGCCTTCTGTGCTACTTGCCGAACCATCTTCGCAGCGTTGCGAACGGATCGGACAGACCTTTTCCAATTGCTGTCGATGAACTCTCGATTGGTGTCCGACAGATCCTTTACCCAAGCGTGATTACTCAATGAAGGATCTAATCCACTGGATTGCCACGCTTTCTGAAAGGTAGTGTACTCATCGACAGACATCCCAGACACCTTGGCTAACTTACTTGCGTGCTTACTAAACATCTTCTCAGAGCTACCAAGCATCACTTTACCAAGAAGTAAGCTAGACGCCTCACCAATACCAGTTGGGCTGGTCATGTACCTGAATCCACCTTGTATCGTGGAGTACCAAGTAACCTGCTGTGCTTGGAGCATCAATTGGCGAAGTGGATTCAACGCAATGTATGCGGCGAATGTTAACTGCTTCGCAGAATCCAGAGGTGTTTTGTTCCTTGCACTTAGAAGCGCGGCCTCAGCGTTATCTAGGAGTCTCGGTAAGAACTTGTCGCTCACGCCAGCCAATGAATCAGCCGTCCAAAGCACCATGTCGTTCCAATACTTCCTTGTCAGCGTGGTGTCAGCACCCGACCATCGATTAATCCAATCGCGGTAAGCGACAGCTTCCTTGTGGCGTTGTAGGTTAGAAGGCGTGTTCTCCAGGCCGCTTGGCTCAGGGATTGATTGTCGACCCAACGGAATGTTTCCATTGTTGCTGAAGTCTGGGTACTTAGCTTCCCAACGTTTGATCATGCCATTGATGAAGTCATCCGCTACGACAAAGCGGGCGGCCCGGTTGGCGGCTTTCTCTAATGATTCTTCGATGCCTTCGAGTTGACGCTCACCTTGAACGACGGATTCAATTTCCCTTCCGCGTTGCGAGTAGAACATTTGACCCTGAGCTTCAAAGAACTCTGGGCTATCTTGGGAGGAGAAGTCGATCTCATTCAACTCTCTGGCTCTGCGGACTACGAACTCTTCGCCAGGGTTCTCACGATTGAGGAGGTTTGCTGCCCGCTGCGCTTGCCTATTGGTCGGCGACATCTTGGCAGGGATGTAGTCTTCCCCCGCTGCTAACCCGGCTGATGGCCTAGCTGGTATGAGTCTGCCGTTCTCTGTCACGCCAGTGATCTTCTTGTACACGAGGTGAGTAGTGTCGTAGATCTTGGTGATGTACCCAGCTCTCTTGTTCAGAACATTGTCCGGCAGCTTGGCAAAAGAAGTGTCGCCTTTACGAACGATCACGTTCTTAGTACGGTTCTTGTTGATCAGCTTGCTTGCCTGCATCTCACCGAGGCTACCGCCTTCACGGTAGATCTGCTCGATCTGGTCTGCGTTCAAGTCGTCAATCAATCCAGTGTTTGGGTTCCAAGCTTGCGTTGTCTCCAGCGCGCTTTCCTTAGTCATGGGCTTAGCGGCAGTGACGTACCCACCTTCCCTCTTGGCGACAGCCTGGTATCCATCGGCGACCATGCGCTTACGCTGGCGCTTGTTGGACAGGTCATACAGTTGATCTTGGTGTTTCTTTACGGAGTAGTAAGCCTTGTGGAGTTTGAAATCATCGCCTACTCTCTCACGTAGTTCTTGTCTGGTGAACCACTTACCCTTGGCTCCAGTAGTTGGGTCGACAAACATGTCGCCCTCGTTAATCACGGACAAGATCTTGGCTTTGTCTTGGTTCTTCAGTCCGGTGAAAGGCTTACGAATGTCTTCGAGCGCCTTCTTGGCAGCGTCAGTCTGGTCAGCAGCCCTGTTACTTGCGCGGTCGAGCCAACGGTCAAACACACTGGACTTGTCTAGGAACTTGGACATACGCCCGGATGCACCTATGATCTGATTGTCTAGTGATTCAGGTTTGACATCGCCAACGTTGTAGATGTGGTCGATCTCTACATCCACGATGAATTCTCCATCACCTTCCCGCGCTAACCCGGTGTCGGGATCGATTACTTCATCAATTACATTGGTAGCAGCGTCGGCTTCTGTGACCTCTACTTCCAAACGATCGGTTGTGTCACCCTTAGAAAGCTTGATCTCCCCAGCAGGGGTGTACTCCCCGGTGGACATCTTACGTTGGTAAACAGTGATCGTGGCGTCTTGGTCGCCCAAGAAATCCTGTACGGTTTCGACAGCCTCGCGTGCCGAGGCAAACCCTGATGTGTTGGTGGCTTGTAATGTCTGCTTGACACGGTAGCCTCCGGGGATCTCTTCGACCACGCGGGACTTAGCTGTGCTAGCGAACCCAGGCAGCTCAGCTACTTGGTCAAGAACACGTCGCGTCTCTTCTTGGGCGGCCGCTTTCTCAGACGGAGTAAAGTTTAGACCGGCCTCATCAAACATAGCGTTGAGATCTGGGGCGACGTGGGGGTTTATGTCTAGGGATGTCTCGGGCATCAGTGTTTCGAGGATGATGTCCTCGGGACTTTGACCGATAGCGTCCGATGCCTCGCCAGTGTCGTCAAGGAGTGCATCAACCCTTGCATTAGCGCCACCATTCGGTGACATCTCGTCGAGTATCTTGGCAGGTGTGCGCCTGAACACATTGTAAAGTCCGCGCCTTATCGGCCGGGTTACGAGCGCGGCGCCGGGAGCGAGGTCGACAACGCCGAGGATGTTGTTCAGTACTCTCTTGAAGTCACCGGCCGCTTGGTTAGGATCTATGTCGCTAACTATCTGATCCATCATGAAGGATCGCTCAACATCATTGTTGAACACCCAGGTTGACCACTCGTCAGTTCGATTGATTAACTCGGCCGCCATGCGTACCCGTTCTTCTGGGGTAGCGAGCGCCATCTTCTCTTCGATGTCTTTAATGGACTCACCAACGAACACGTTGTTCATGAAGTCCTGTTGGACTACACCATGAATCGCTTGGTTCTGCCTTACACCAAAACCAGGAAGTAGAGCAGATCTACTGATATCGAAAAGATAAGATAGCACACTAGTGTCGCTATCCGCGATCTTCTTGGCTTTAAGCTCTTCAATCGCTTTATTACTTTGGATGATTTCATCCACGGAAACCAGTCGTGCACGTTTTACTCTCTCCTCAGTCAAGATCCTGGCGGCTTCTTTCTCAGCAGCGCCTCGTGTGAAAGCTTCGTAAGCTTCAGGGTCAGTCCTAGCTAGTATCTCATTCTTCTTGGCAGACAAAACTTTGATCTTGGTCTCCAGGTCAAGCCCTTCATCCATGATGACTTGTCTAACCGCTGCCTGGTCATCGCCAGTTCGCAGTTGTTCGTAGAAGATCTTCATGTCTTCCACATCTTGTGATCGACCACTTGCTTGCAATTCCGAACTTGCTCTCCGAAATGTCTCGTTTACTGGCGCGTCATTCAGTGCGGCAGCATAACCTGCCATCTTGTTGGCACCGGTCCGAAGGATCGTGGTGGCGTGGTCGTTTATCCCGGCTGAGTTCGTCTCTTTAAAGTAGAGATCTTCGGCAGCCTGTACTGGATCTGCGAGGAATTCATCAGTCATGTTCGATTACCCTTGTGCAGTGAAGGAACCAGCGATTTGTCCGCCGAATTGGGCGCCGGTAGCCGCTTGTCCGAAAGGTGCACCAACGGCAGCGCCCGCAGCCGTGCCAGCGAGGCTAAATAGTGCGCCTCTTCCTTGTGCTTTGCGTGCTTGCTGCCCCGCTTCTTCTTCAAAGGCAAACCTTCGCGCATCTAATGTCTCTAATGCAGCGGCGAAACCTACTGACTCAGCCGTCTGGGTCGCCAATGAAGCTTGGACACCCTGGATTGGGGAGCTACCTAGACCAGCGCCGGACGCGGACGCGGTGGAGACGGTGAGCGCCTGTTGAATTCGCTGTTCGGCCAATGTTCTCCGTCGCTCCCTTGCATTCCTAGCTTGAACTGCGCGGCGTTCTTGCTCGGCAGCACGTCTAGCGGCGCGCCTTGATTGCTTGGCGGCCGTCTGACCAGTGATGTCTTGGAATGCACCTTTGATACCAGAAAAGAAACCCATGTTTTACTCCGGTGAAATTACTTGCAGTGTTGAGGACCAGCCTAAGAGCCTCATCTCTTTACCAAGCTCACCTTCGAATCTAATCTGGAGCGCTCGGCCGCGACCGCGTACCTTGTTCTTCGTAACTATGACGGGATACCCGTTATCGTATGCGTCGCCAATGCCCGTGGCAGGGATGAACAATTGTCTATGTCTGTAAACTTGGATAGGGTTGACCCACTTACCGCCTGCGGCAACGCTATCAGTCCACTCCCATCTCAGGTACATGAGGCATCCCGATTCTAAATCAGGAATGGCGCCACCGGAGCCATCGTCTACGAATTCAGTCTCGGATCTCTCCATGTAAACCGTGACGTAGTTGGATGACTTGTGCAAATGCGGTGCCTCTGCGATCTCATGACCTGTCAAGAGGTAAGGCAGTACTTCTCCGCTTGCTCCTGAGAAAAATCCGGAGAAGTCTGAATAATCCCCTTGAGACAAATCACAGAATGAGAACCGTTCATCTGTATTGACAACTAAGTACTTGATTCGTTCTCCGTTTATCTCCCGTAACCTTAGAGACGTTGCTCCCACTACAGAGGCAGTCACGCCCGCCTCTGCAATGGCGAATCGGTACTTAGAGAATGCTTGTAAAACTAAGTCATAGCGTAGTGTTTGTCCACTCTGATGAACCCAAGTGATCACCTTTGAGTAATCGTCATACCTCCCCTCGGTATCGAAGAGTTGCTGTGGCGTATCGGCCAGACCTAGGTACCCGTTCTGAAATTGATTGACGGTAATGTTTTCTATTGTGATTGAACCCACGTTATTTAGCGTGGTCTTGAAGATTCCTTCTCTGGCCCAGAAGTACCAATCACCCTCGGCTTCGACGATTGACTTGCTTGACAAGGCCACGATGTTGCCAATCCTATTAATCGAGAAGTTGTCTGGTTGGAATCGCCCGCTATCGCCAGGACCTATCACCCAGATGCCGTTGTCGGCCCAGAGAACTAAGGAATCACCCTGCTCTTCCATTCGAAGGACGTGACCCATACCTGGGATGACCAGTGTTCCACCATCTGTGGCTACCAATTCGTTCTCGAACTCAGCGGTGGGATCACCATCTTGGTAGAACTTCTTATAGTCACCGTCATTCTGGACTACCTGCGAGAAGAATACTGTGCCACGGAAGACTTCGTTAGAGTTCTCCATGGTGCCTAACCAAAGCCGACCAGAATACGATGCGCAAGCGCCCGAGCCGGTAGGCGCGACCAACGCCGGATCATACTTCGAGTTAAAATCACCAGTAATCGCAATCTGTTGCACCCACTCACCGCCTCCTTCGTAGCTCCACCCAGACGCGTAATCCGGCCAAGAGATCGAGCAGTCAAAAGTAGTAGCTGTGACTGCGTTAACAGTCAAGTACAGGTCTACGCCATGGGAAGTGAGGCGGGTAGCAGTATCGGTATATGAGACCGATGCATCTGAAATTAGTACTTTGTCTGTGGCAACCATGTTGTGCGCGGCCACTGTTGTGAATCTGTATGTAGTGTTAGCCACTACCTCTGTTATCGAAGAGATCTGCCCGTTATTCTCCAGCTTGAATGACACGGCAGTCGTGGTGTTTGAGTTCCCATTAGTAGTAATGAAAGATCCTCTGGGTGAATTCTTCGATCCGAATGTGATCGAGTCAAGCTGGGCAGCTAGGAATATGTCCGCTGCGCCGACACCGTTCTCCACCTTACCAAGGTGCTGTATCTGAGCGTTGCTTGGGTATGTTCCGGTTGCGCCGAAGTAACCATTCCAGTAGATGGGCTCCCATCCTTGGTTCTGTAGGTTGTACTGATGCGGTATACCCAAAGCAGTAGGCTTCTGACTTACACCAAGGCCATCATCTACACCCAAGAAATCCCGGACTCGGAGTTGCACCTTTTTAACGATGATCCCTACAGGTCTGGTGGAGTCGTAAGAACAGATTAACGGAGCAAGTCCGGTTCCTGTGATAATCAGTTTACCCTTTACTTCCGCGAAGTCAAGGTACGCATTTAAAGTGGAAGGAGACGTAGAATCGAAATAAAGGTTTGCATCTAAGTTTAAATAGCCAACAGCTCCAGAAATCCTATCTCCGGCCTCAAGGAAGAAACCCACATAGGTTCCTAGTTTTATGACATGCAACGTAACACCAGGGTTATCAGCTACATTATCCCATCTGTACGTCTGGTAGGTACCGCTCTGAATGCTAAAACCAGTAGCTAAAATTTCACTAGACCCATCCTCGACCTTCAGACCTAGTCGCCTTTTTCTAGAACCATCTCGCTGAAGAGTGAGATTCTCCTCGTCAAGGGAGAATCCATCGGGATGATTGATGACCGATGCATCCGTTTGGATTCCCTTGAGGAAGGTGTTGTAATGTTTGGTGCCGCCGGTTAATGGCATGGCTTACCCTCGGGCTTGGAGGTACTTCGATACGTCTCTCTGGGCTTCGTCGTAGCTGCTGTATACGCCGGAGAGTCTGGCAGGAATTTCACCACCACCTTGCCACTTGACCTTCCACATCATGTAGGTGTGTTCGCGGTAGATGACGGGTTCTTTTTTGTTAGCCTCGACGGCCGTAGTTTTTGGGCTTGGCATTTTGATCTGTCCTTTGGTTCTTTTGTCTCATACGGGAAAGACCCCGAGTAGCTTCCTGCCGGTCAACAGCGTTACTGGTGCCTTTATAGTAGGCCCAGCATTTCTCTTTGACTCTAGCTAAGTACATCGGGAACTCTTGCGCTGGCATCTCAGGAATGTAATTGTCCGCCAGCAAGAAGTTGACCGCTCGGGTAGCATTGACAATAGTCTTCTCGCGGTGCAACGTCGTCTCGACGTCAGAGTTGTAAGCATCGGTCAGTACGTAAACGTCATCAAACGATGTCCAGTACTGTGGCTTACGCTCATTGTAAATGTACATGTTCCAGCCGTTGAAGTCCTCAACAGAAGTGATCTCAGCATCAGAACTGTTGCGCTTAAGGACCAGCGACAGGAAGTCATTAGGTTTGCAGTATGTCAATTCATCGACTACTTTATCGGTATCGGTGACATCAGTCACATCGTACCAGAACTCCTGGATGTCCACGATGTTCTCTGGGATCTTCAGGTAGTTAGGGCGATTGACATCGATGACAGATTCAAGCTGAGTAGTTAGTTTGTCCTTGGCCCATTCGGCTGTCGTCGCTAACTCAGCGAAGACTTCTTTGGCAACTAGGGCAACCTGGCTCCCCTCGGGTTCTCCGATGGTGTTCACTGGCGTGGAATCTAAGCTGCTAAGTACGCTTTGAACTACTTCCAACAGAGTCATTTTCATAGGGTAACCTCAGTTAAGGAGCGATCCGAAGATCGCCCCAGTGGACAGTGTAGCTTAAACAACTAACGGCTGGTAGAATTCAACCAGGATCGTGGCTTTCTCGGAAGCGGCAACACCGGCTCCGAATTCGATCATGGCATCTACGGTACCGACAGTCGCGTTAACAGCGACGACGGCCCATGCACCAGCGGCAGCACCAGCTAACTGGATAGCAACGGCGGGACCAGTGGCGGTGCCATCAGACACTTTCACGAAGTCAACGTCGACGCCCAGGCCAGCGATGGCGGTGTTAGCGTAGTAGTAGATGTTGGCGATGAAACTGTTCGCAGGGATGAAACCCTCAGTCGCATCAAGAGCAGTCGTCCAAGTCTGGAGGTTGTCTCCATTGGCTTCCTGCACCACGTAATCAACACCAACGGTGTTGGCAAGCTTGGCCATGGCGGCCGTTTCAACAGTCCTGGGACCGAAGGAAGTCCGCGAACCGCTTATGATTTCTTTAGCCATTGTAATTACTCCTTTGGTTCAATCGGCTTAGTAGTTGGTGTCGGAGATGATGCAGCTCACGAGACTCTGTGGGCGCTGCAGACCGAAGCCCCAACGTGCAGTTGTGTAGAATACGTCACGTCCGCCGCCCTTGTTGGCTTCACGCACGCCCTCAGTTCTAGGCATACGACGCCAGGCGCCCATGTAAGGCACAACTGAATCATCAGCAATGCTCATGAACTGGCAAACGATTCCGCTGGTGACTGCGCCGTTACCGGAAGGAGCAGGAACAGTGATACCGGTGGTGTCAACAGTTTCGGCACCAACTCTGGGCAAGTAGTTGCTCAGGAAGACGTCGAAGCCGTAGATGTTTTTGAAGAAGCGCATCTCTTTACCGAATCCAGTTTCAACCATGCCTTCGAAGCGAGGGTTGTTGGACACGTTAACGAGGTTGGTCAAGCCGTTCAGAGTAGCCTCTGCAAGACCGTCGAAGACGGCAACCCGACCCATCTGGGGCGCATTGGCTTTGTCCAAAGAAAGCTTGGCGTAGATGAAATCTTCCAACGTTATGACGTCGTTCGTGCCGGAGGCTACGAAGCGGTGGGCATAACCGTTGATGGCGTTAGGATTGGCAAGCGTCTGCTTGTTGGCCTGCGCCAGAAGATCCGTCTCGTACCGTTCTTGGATGGCACGAAGCTGCTTGGGTACGAAGGTCGCATCGAATTGGGCAGCCTTGTAGCTGTCTTCTTTCAACACGTCGCTCATGGCAACACCAGTACCAACATGCTCAGTGATGGAGAGCGTGATGGAACCACTGTCAACAGCGTCAACAGGAATGTCTTTGTCTTCCTCGACGTCACGAAGCACGACCTCACCAAAGGTGGGGATGTTCAACGTGGTGCCATCACCGAAATCGGTGACGTCGCGGTGGAAGATCTCGGGAAGAAGATCGTCTTTCATCTCGTCAAGAATGAAATCCGAGTACACCTGAGCTCGTATAAGAGCGGAGGTGTTGGAAGTTAAGTTACCGACCATTGTAATTTCCTTTTAATTTACGACTGGTTTTGAATGTACTGCGCCATCCTTGCTTGGATGAGAGCAGCTCGATCTTTTGCCTTCGGCATGTTCAGCAAAGACTGTCGCTTTGGCTGAGCTTGCTGTTGGGCTACTGCTGAGCTAACATCGGAACCGGTGAAACTAGAATCTTTAGAAGCAACCTTGTCGCCTTTGATGAACAACTGTTTGAATGCCTTGGGGTTTGTCGACGCCAATTCATCTACAGACTTCATGTCCATACCTAGCTCGCTAGCGATCTTAGTCATAGAGGTTTCCATCGTATCACCGTAATGCTGCTTGGCTAACGATTCCATCTCAGCTAAGTTCGCTTTCTTCTGTTGCTCTTGGTTCCTCGAATCAAGTGTGTTAAGCACTTGAGATACCAACTCGTTAGGGTCGACAGTCGCACTAGGTTTTTGCGCCGGGGTCTCTCCTTGTTGTGGTTGGCCTACTTTAGCCAGAACGTCGTCGATCTTGGAAGCTTCTTGAACCTTACGTTGAAGTTCTTCAATCTGTTGCAAGTACGCTGCGTTCTGCTGCTCTATAGTCTGAATGTGACTATCAGCGTGCTGAATCTTTTTGGCAACGTCTTCTTGCGACGTGAACGCTCTTTCGCCTACGACTAAGAACGGGCTGGTCTGCTGTTCATTAACCTGTGGCTCGGCTTGTGTTTGCTGCGAATTGGTTCCGGTTTGGTCTGCGAAACTCATTTCTTTGCTCCTTTGCGGGTGATGTTACTAAGGTTTCTTGTAGCCGACTTTCTTTAGCCAAGCTTTAAATTTTGCTACCCATCCGGGTAAAAGTGGTACGTACATTTACTTTCCTCTTACAATCTTGTCGATGGAAGTATTGCGCTTACGATTACGATTAGAGCCAGTACCCAAGTTCATCACCGTTCTGGTTGGTTTGGTGATAGGTGTTCTGGTTCCGCCTCCGCTTAAACCCTTCGGGTTGATCGCGTTCTTGATTGACCTAATTAAACGTGAAGCCATTACGAGTCCTCTAGCATTATGATCATTTCTCTTAGGCAGCGCCGGTAACCAAGGTTGTCAGCCATCGCATCTGTCCACCCGGGGTGGTACTTCTGTTTGGATTCTGACTCGATCACCGCTTGTTCAAGCTTGCCTTTTAAAACTGAGACAACACTACTTCTTAAAAGTTTTGAGCCGCGCCAGACGGCCATCTTGTCGACGTCGTCCGGCATCTCACTCAGGATTCTTTGGTTGACTTTCATTAGAATCCCTCGGCCGCTTCTATGTCTTCCTCAGCGCCAGCCAATGTTTCATTCTGTAGCTGTTCGGTCGCCACCTGGGAGAGCCTCTGCATCTCAAGTTGCTCACTCACCCGGACATAAGGCTCGACCAATTCAAATTGGTTGAAGTCGAGAGTTTCTTCCCACAATCTAGCCAACTTCTCTGATGAAAAGTGCTGCCTTACCTCGGGGTCCGCCAGCGCTGTGTTGCTGAAGGCAGTCAAATCCTGAGTCAATCGACTCTTTCGGGAGAAATGACGGGCACCCATGGGCACGAGTTGGCCTTTGGCGTTCAAATCCTCGGCCGTAATCTCTAAGAAGTCCACGGCACCGGTGGTTTCATCGACTAACTCTGCTGTTTGCACGTCGGTAGGTGACAGGTTCCGCCTAGATACCTCAAGCTCCGCCTTCAACAATGGCTCCAAGAAGGATCTTTCGAACTCATGCATCTTGTGCTCGAACACTTTGTCGGCTGCGGACGCTAGCTGTTGAACTTCAAACTTCGTCTTCTCGCCAGGGCTACGGAAACCAGAGGTAGATCTTACTTCCGTTCGGTCCATCCTCGATTTCCACGTCGCCCCTAAGGACGAGATCAGGTTCCAGCATTTTGTCAAACGCATCAGCTCTTGAGTTCTCCAAGTGATTGATTCGGTACTGCATGCCGGTAATGTTTTCGAGGGGCCCCATTCCTAAGATGTTGTCCCGTCTCTTCCGCCATCCAGCGTGTAGGATTAAGGGCTTCCCATCCCAAGTGTTTATCGGTTCGTTGGTGATAGTCCACTTCCTGTCTACTATCGTGAGTTTGTGATTCTTCAAGAACTCACCAGTTTCCTGGTTGTAGATGTCTCCGTAGAAGGTGAGGACTTCTATCACACCAGATTTCATATAGGTACCCCAAGTACCAAAACCATCGCAAGCCATTGAATCGTAACGATCTTTAATGTCTTGAGGGGCCTTAGTGTAGTGAGATCGGAGAGACTTTACTTTGTTAAGAACCTTCTTAGCTTCTTCTGCTTGAGCAGTTGGGAGTTGTTCTATGTCTCTCTCAAGTCCACCGAATGTCTTATGGGAGCGAATGATCTTAGGGGTGGACCGGAAGTCTGTCGCAAGGATGTTGAACCTAATGTCACTGAAGTCAATGATCTTAATGTCCGGTCCTTGGTAAACTACGTGACGTTCTCCGGTCTTCGGATCATCGTGGTACTCGTTGACGTATACCACTTCAGCAAAACAGTTACCGAAAATCCAGTCATCGATGGCCTCTTGAATCTTGGAGATGGTGTTTCTCAACCGGTGCTTGGTTCGTAGGTAAGACTCGATCTTATCACGACGCTCTTTCATTACAGACGCCTGGTCCTCACCGTGGAATTCAAAGAAGTCCTCGCGGCCGACCAAGCCAGCTACATAGTTAGCTTTGAGTCTATCGTAGATCTCTGTGATCTTAGGGATGTGGGTGGTATGGTTGTACTCCCCTTGAACATTAGAAGTGTCTTGTACGGTAGTGGCGAATACAAACTTCTCAGTCTCAGCTATCCTACCTTCGACAGTCTGCCACATAGAAGCCAGCTCCGACCAACGATTAGAGATCTCACTCGCGTAAGGGTCCGTCGAGGACATCAAGGTTTCTAATTCTAGGGAGTTAATTTCGCTCATCTCATCATCCTTCGGCCACCGAACCTACTGTGCGCCGGTATCACATTAATTTGGTTTCGACTAGAATGCGCTCTCTTTGCAGGGACACGCGAGATTTCTATTGCTTCACACAGCGCATCTTTCAAGTCATCGTTCTTGGGCCGCGCCATCATGATTTGTTCTTCGAGGATCTGGGTTAAACCACCTTTCCTATGGAGAATCGTATTCGATTTGTAACGCGGTTCAAGGACAGCAGCCCATCTCTCATGCTTCTTTCCATCGTGGGAAGTCTTAGCTTTGGCGTCAATAATCAAGGCCATCCCGCGTTCCCGTACTCTATTTGTCAATTCTTTGGCTACTAAAGTTCCAGCAGCGTTTGACTCGACACGTATCTGACGGAAGCCCCAGCGCTGCGCCATGTCGGATACAGCGTTGAAGTACAGGTCATAGTCAGAAGATTGCCACTGATCCAACTCTAGTATGTAAATAAATCCGTCGTAGTCAACTCCTATGACAGCGACGGCTGTGAAGTCACGTTTCCCCTTGTTCCTATCGGACCACGCTAAGTCCATCGCGGCGAAGACAGAGAGCTTCTTCATGTCAAAGTCGGAACCGTAGAACCAGCTTCCCTCACGCTCCTTCAGCTTCTTGGGATTGTAGTAGTGGAAGTTTCCCCGGGCGACCTTGTAAGAATCAGGATCGTTTGGCTCATTATAGTACTGCGCGTAGAACTGTTCTGTCTGGTGAACTGAATCATACTCAGCTTTCTTGACAGCTAGGACTTGGTGGTTGAATCCGTACCACCTCCCGGTTACAGGGTGTGCGGTACGTGGCCAAAGGAAATGGCCGTCCTGTTCTGCTGCGTGCTCAACAATCTTCCAATCCGGCCTTGTATCAAGGATCTGTCCTTGTTCATCCACGACAGGGACCATTGACTCTTTAAAAGCCGCGTAGATATCGTTAGGGTGGTATCGAGTACCCACGGCCATGGTGGAGGCATTGGGGTTCTTGATCGCCACGAACTTACCCACGGCTCTACTAACTTCCTGTCGTCCACTCTCGTGGTACGCGTTCTCGTCTGTGACGATGTCGTCAAATACCAGGTGGTCGCAGTGCAACCCCGTCGATGCACCTTTGTTAGTCCGTATGATGAGTGTGTAATCACGGATACCCATAGCCCGCCTTGCTGGGTGGTCGACGTTGATGGCGAAGGCTGACCATTTGTCACGCTTGGTGACTTCTGGGTGGAACATCTCTGGCCAGATGAGCTTGTACTCATCGGACTCAAACATGTTTTTGATTGCCTCCACCTGGATGATCGCGAGAGTCTCAACCGCCGACAGGTAGACAATAGTAATCGTTGGGTCACGGGTAATCATCCATACGGTGTGCACCGCTACGCAGTGGGATTTAAGATGGGCACGAGGTAACAGAAAGAGCAGCTTGTTGTGATTGCCGAACTGCATCTCATTGAAAACTTCCTCGTGTACGTCCGAGTAAAGGTAGTGCGGGTTGAGATACTTCGCGAACTCGAAGAGGTTGTTCTCCAACAGTTCGCGAGTCTCACTTAGTTTGTTGGCCATGAAGTTTAACCTTTAAGCCGTTTATGTAATTGTTCGATCTTCGCTAGACGTCCTGCGTCTTGTGGTTTGGATTCTTTCTTAGGTCGACCGACTGTTCTCTTGGCAGCAGAGCCACCAAGCGCAACGTCTAACAACTTCTTCACGGCACCCATGTCACCATCTTTGGCCGCCTGAAGTAAAGCCTTCTTCGCATTGGAGACATCACGCTGCACCATCTCTTCTCGCCACACAGCGAGACCATCGAAGGAGATGCATTCGTTTCCATGCATGAACCATTTGAGTTTACACAGCTTTCGCCAATGACGTTGGCTGCCTACCAACTTCTCAGCAGCTTCGTACTCATCAGTACAGCTCATGTAGATCTGGTATGCGCTAGGCAAACCTTTGTCCGTGGTCTCCTTCAGGGTGTACAAGGGCGGCCGGATAATCCGGCGTTCCTTGTCCGATGTTTCCCAGAAGAGGTCGTCCGTCCGGTATTGACCGGCGGAGTTACGCATTAGTTTAGGATCGATCATAATGATTCCTTACGTTGTTACCGTAGCACCCTCAACTGCGACGACTTTCCAGTTGGTTCCGTCACTTCGAACTATTGTTCTGCCTCCGGAAGCATTTGTTGCTAAGGCGTAACCATTAGCGTTACTTGAAGCAGTTGGCAGGCCAGCGACAGTGAACTCACCCAGGTCATATCCGAGTGCGTCATCGACGTACTTCTTATTGGTCAAATCAAAGTCCTGTGTGACCAATGTCTCATAGTTAGCAGTTCTGGCAGAAATTTCTCCAGTGGCCTCGATCCTCAACCTCTCAACACCAACCGTCGATATACCGACAGCGTTGGTGCCAACCCGGTACATACCAATGTCGGGGTCACTCGCGAAGGAGTAGCTAGGTGCTGCAGCGGAACCATTACCAACGGATACGTCACCGGTAGTGGTTACGTCATTGTCCTGGAAGTCGGCAATTGCGTTGGTTAGTGTAACCGCAAGGGCACCACCAGCGGCCATACCAAGCTGTCCAGCACCACTCAAGAATACACCCGTGCCTGTGGAAGAGGTGAACGCATACGTCGGGGTAGTGACATTACCATCAGGTCCACGATGAGGCTCTGTGGATATGATCTGTGTTCCATTGATCGTAAACCGTTCTGTGCCAGCGGCAGATATCCCAACTTCGTCAGCGGTGTCGCTAAACACACCTGTGTCTGTGTCGCCATCGAAGGCGTACCCAGGTGCTGCTTCTGTACCACCGCTAGGTGTGAGGGGGCCAAGCAGCGCAGCGTCTATTTCTGTCTCAGTGTAATACCTAGTATCCAACTGTCCGGCATCTAGTTCCGTTTCAGTATAGTATCGGGTGTCTAATTGCCCCGCATCCAATTCTGTCTCGGTGTAGTATCGCGTATCTAGTTGGCCAGAATCCAACACTGTCTGTGTGTAATATCGAGCGTCACCGCGAGTATCGTTGTGGTACTGCGTGTGGTCATCTTGATCCAAAGAAAGGAGAGATCCGTGAACCAAGGTACCGCCTGTAAAACTATTCATTGTGGCGGTCCACTCGTTGGGAGTGGTGCCGTCTCGGCTAAAGGTGTTCTCCACAGCGGCTTCGATCAAAGCGTTGTTGTTGTTGATCGTGGTCGCCGACGTGAGAATATTAGTGATGTCTGCTAGTGTTAGTTTTGCCACTTTGGTAATCCTTAGAGTGCTGCGTTGTATAAACCCAAGACCTCTCCGGCCGTAAGCTCTAGATTAAAGATTGTGAATTCGTCAACCAAGCCAGCAAAGAAATCGCCGGTGTTATCTCGGTACGCTCCAATATTATTGTTCGTTCCACCAGCCGCACCGTTGTAAGGGGAGTTGGGGACCGATGCGCTAGCGACCGGACTTCCATCCACATATAGCCAGAGAGTCCCATTCTGGACGCTAGTTGCCATGATAAATGTTGGTGACGTGTTGTCACTATGGGTGTACGTCAAATTAGCCAACCCACCTGATGTGTTAACGAAAGCTCGTATCTCATTGTTCCCACCCTCGTTCAATCGAAAACCGAAGTAGGGGGCTTGGTTATTGTAGCCTACTAACGCATATACAGATGATGATGAATCAGCCTGATACCAACATCCAAAAGAGTGGCCTATCAATGACGAAGGACCAGTGATGTTTCCAGGGGTAGTGATTCGACTGCTGCTTCCACTCAGTCTAACGGAATCCCCCTCACCAGAGGGCAGCAAGGAAGGTTGCTGTAAAGTCTCTCCAGCAACATACACGGAGTTCTCACCATTACCACTGGAGTCCACAACAGTAGCACCGGAAGTCTCGCTAAACTTGTAATAGTTCTGCGGCCCAATGGCCATCACCGCATCATTATAGGCAGTGATCACCCCCATACTAAGCACGTAAACCGGAGAGAAGATGGGCATTAATCAGCCTCCCCGATAAAGCACACGGTGACGTCCTGCATGACGTCATTACTGTCGGCCGTGGTTAAATCAACTTGGAGGAGATCACCAGCGGCAAAGCTGACGTCAGCCCCAATCGTGGACGTCGCGTCCTGGTTGTCGCCACCGGCAGTGGTGAAAGTTAACGTGGCTTCAGCAGATCCGTTTTTCTTCAGGGTGAACGTAGCATCCGATCCCGTGGGTCCGGTTACCGCATGTCCGCGGTGCAAACCAGTCTTCAACGTGAAAGGACGCAGAACTTCCATCAAGAAGAAGGGTGTTGGTACTGTCGTGCCTAGCGGCCCACCCAACACGGGGACGACTACGTCGTAAGGCTCAACAGGAACGATGGGTGCTGTGGGTTGAAAGCTGGTGTTCTTGGTGAACAACCTGACAACTGTTCCGTTGGAGAACAACCCACCAGGGATGGTCAAGTTGGAGAGCAACGTAATGACCGGGCCATCACCGTAAGCGTAGAAACGAACTGGCGTAGCAGATTTCCTGAAGGACTCAGATTTGAACAGACCCTCAAGTCCTTTGTTGTCGAAGTGAGCTTGGAGGTAGATGTCATCGAAGAGAGCGCCAGTGTGCGAACCCTGCCACGACGTAGCCCCGGTGAAAGCTGTATGAGTCGAGGAACCTACGGAGAACCGAGAAACCTCCGTGTTGTAGCTGGAGGTGGTGATCCCGTTGATCTGGAAGGACACGGCCGACGAGCTAGCCATCGCACCAGTGATCTCAAGGTAGTAACCTTTGTCCTGCACTTCGTTCAAACTGAAGACGATGGGGTCCGCAGCGTTGAGCGCGGTGACCGTATACTCTTCGATCAGTCCGGTCAAGCCGCCCTCGACAGCGTCGACCTGAACTTCAGAAGCGGCGGCGGCGGCCTCGGAGGCGGCGGCGGCGGCAGCAGACGCGGCAGCATCGGCAGCAGACTGCCCTGAGTTACCATAGGCTGAATCGCCGTAACCCTTGGTTACAGGTTCGCCCGAGGTGGTAGGGGTAACCAAGTTGATAAGCTGCTGGCTATTCACATCCAACGTGGCTGTCAAAGTGTTCGGGGTATCAGCGGAACGAGACACCGCGTCTTGCAACGCGATGGAAATCTTGTTCAGCTCGTTCGCTATGTAGGCGCTTGTGAGGACGCCCGAGGTGGAATCTGGGTTGTATGAGATGGCCAATGTAGTTCCCTCGACTGGAGTGTTTCCGTTATTGACAGTTAGTCTTCTGGTAAGTTCATGAGGAAGCACTGAGACTTCGTGGAGGACCCTAAGGTCATCTCGACGAAGTAAGTGTAAGACATCCAAACCTTGTCACCCGGCTCACCAATGTAGAGCAGACCCGTGTGCCACAGGAGCATCACGTCGACCGGGTGGTCCATGTCGAACATCTCGTGGTCTGTGTATTTAGCTGACAAGGAACCGAACCAGTTTCTTGTTGTTTACCAGGAGATCCATGAAGGCAGTGCTTAATCTAATCACAGTGTTCTCCTCCAGTTCGAGAGCTTGGAAGCTGCTGATCAAGTGCAGAACCTCGTGGAGGAGAGTATCTTTGACTTGGTCCATCGCTTGGTTCGAAGTGAGTTCAATCTTCAAGTTCGGCGAACTCGCCCGCCCAAGAAGCCCAAGCTCTTCGAGAGTGGAATCGTTGAAATCAATCTCGACATTCTTGCCGAGGACCTTTATGAATTGCGGGATTATCTTATCGACCATCGTTCATTTCTCTATTGTATTCGATTACGACCTTCTCAACTTGCTTCCAGAAGCTTGCGCCGCCCAGGCGCCTTGCCATAAAGGTTCTCCAGAAAGCGTTGTCCATGTAGACGACGACGCTGTAATAATCGTCGTACTGTGTGAACTTGAGCGTCTTGATTTCTTGGTGGCGCTGTTTAGCACAGTAGGACCACGCCTCCTGGCGGAAAGCGTGATCGTCCTCAGCTCTGTTCGGGTTGCTACCGAACGAATCGTAGAGCCACCTCATCGGGAGATCTTGTAGCTACCGCAGCTTGTATCGCTGCGACTGACCTTCAGCCAGTACACTGTGGTCTTGGTCATGAACCAGAATCTCAATCCTTCGATCCATCCGATCCAAAGGCCGCGCTTGTGGCTAAGGCCAACTTCAGGTTTGTAAATGTAGATCATAGTACGGTAACCTCCTCGTTGTCAGAAAGTACAACTTGCATGCCTAGCAGGCACCCACGCTTCTTTAGGAACTTCTTAGGCTTGATCTCAAATCGATCCTTGAGCATAAGGCAGAATTCCTCTTTTCGCGAATTTGGAATACTGAGTATACTTGGTACTGGGGCTCCCTTCTTCATTGCTTCGTGGCGTATGGTGACGATCTCATCAAACATTGTTTGTTTCCTTCTGTCCGAGGTCGGCCGTGGACGCCCTCCCGACCCAGTAAGTGTATTCTCTCGCGGCGCCGTCGATAGTATGAAATACTCCGACCAGCTCGCCCTCGAAGTAAGCGTGCCACATGGAAGTCTGGGGATCGAGGAAAGCTCCGTCGGGCAGGGAATCGTAGGATTGTATGTCGGTCATTTGGCTACCTCGTAGTCTCGGATGTCGGTGAATCGGTAATGGTTCTTTTCAAACTTCTCAGAGAGAACAGTCGCGACGTTGGCGGCGGTTCCTCTCGGAACTCTAATCGTGAGTGATCGACTGCTGTACAATCGAACATCGACGAACTCTTTATTGTAAGTAATCACTTCAACGTCTTTACCTTTGACTAGCATAATGTCTCCTTGTTAGCGAAGCTACGTTGTTACTAAGATGATTTTAATATTTAATATTTATTAAAATCATTATTGTTTCAACGATACTTCGTATAAAGCGCTACGAAGCTTCGCTTATTAGGTTTACATTACATTAGTCAACTTTGAGTTCCCCGAGTTCAATAGAAACGATGAACGGTATAGTCTCCCCGATAGACGGGTCCCTTAGGTCATCTGGGATATCTGGGTAACGCTTAGGTGGCCAAGCATTAAGTCTGTCTATTTCATCTGCTATCGCTCTGGCTTCTTCCTCTATGTCCATACTCTGTTACCTTGTCTACTTAGAAGGTAATAGTATCTTATAAATATACTCTACCTTCCTAGATACATTGAACCTTCGGTTACTTGGATACTTCGTATACTAAGTAGCCCAGATAGAACCCGGGCGCCCACGAGAGCTTTTGACCTCCCTTTTCCCGATTAGTTCTCAGGGTCGATCTTACCACTAATTATGTTGGTCTGCACCCAACACTTACGCCTCTATTCGTTGGCCTAGTCCCAACACTTCTACTTGTGGGCTACTTGGGAGACTGGGTCGCGTGCTAAGCCTTTGAAAACATTGAACTTCCTAGCCATCTGGGCGCTTGGGCGCTTTTGGAGGAATTTCTCAAGGCTACTTTTGCGGCGTCACATTGCATACAAGGAACCCCTGTCCCCGCTTTTCTATCTTGGCCATCAACGTCAGCGCGAGCGCGTAGTCACTATTGTTTTCGTAGTGACTCTTGGCCGCCTTGTCCATTCGCAATCTCCGAATGCGTTCGCAATCTGCGAATGCCGTGGGCGCTTGGGTCGCCTCACGCCACCCAGCCCTCCCGCACTCCACGGTCCCCACGCGCGCGAGCGCCCACGCGTTCCTTGTTTGGATCGGCCAGCCCGGATGTTCGTCGTCATTAAACTACCGTTCGTCGGCGTGGACAATTTAGTTGTTGACAACATCAGCCTTCAAGCGTAAAGTACACAACATCACGACACGGTACAAACCGAGTTAGCCAAGGGACCTAGACCACTTAGGGCACAGCAGAGAAACCGAACTGAACCGGAAGCAACGCTGAAGAGTAACAAGCGCAGTCGCTTGTCTGATGAGATCAAAGGGATCGAAACTCTTATGAAGAAGCTTGAGAATGCTACCATCGCAGCAGTGAAGTACAACACTCGCATGAATATGAAGTGTGTCGTTAAAGAGCATGACATTCGCTCTGAAATGAAGCCTTACAATCATTCACCGGTTGGCAATGGTCAGCATCGTCCCAACAATAGCAAGTGCATAGTCATTAACTGAGGTCACAAACATGAAGAACGTAATCATCGCTTCCTTAATAGTAATCCTCGCAGCTACCAACGCGCATCGCTTCACTGAGAAGTACACGTTTGAACAGTGCAACTCCTCTGGATCTGGAGAAACGTATGTAAAGAGTGAGATCCCGCTAGCGCAGTGCGTCGCTGATGGTTGGAGATTCGATAGTGGTACTGGTTACTTGGTCAAGTAGAGGAGAGCATCATGTTAGAACTTGGATTGGTTGCAGCATTCGCTTACGTCGTTTACCGAGGTGGCAAGTTATGAAGACTATCAAGACGCTCCAGCAGATCATCGAGAGGGAGCATACATT